AAAATACAAAAAAAATAGAAATTAGTGGTGCAAATTTAAAAAATACCAAAGGCGGTTGGTGTTATATAGGAAAAGATAAATCGGGAACACAATGTGTTAAAGTTAATGATATAACAAAATGTATGTCGGGAAATATATTTCCAACAAGAGATATTTGCATAAATCCATTATCAAGAAAATAATATTTTTAAAAATAAAATAAAAAAAAAAAATAAAATTTTTAATATTAAAAATTTTATTTTTAAATTAATTATTTAAGAAACCAGTTAATTGAAAAATAAGGTGGATAATAATCCATTACTTTTTTATTTTCCATTCTTAAATTGGGACCATTATTTACAATTGATATAATATTATTACCAGTCAATGCTTTACTAAAATATCTTAAATCAGAAATATTCCCATCAAATCCGCCTGCATTTGCAATATGAACATTATCATAATTTTGTTTTGCAATAGATGAAAAAATTTTTCTTTTTACTATTTGACCATTGATAAAAACATCCATTTTTTTATCTTTTAATCTAACTGCTACATGTAACCATTTTTCCAAAGGTATTTCATTTATAACCATTTTTTCAAGAATATTTTTATATGTATTCATATAAATATATAATTTTAAATTCATATCATCACCTTGATTATTAAAACCATCGACATCATCAAATTTAAAATACAACCCTGGAGCATTATTAGGAATAAATATTCCTTCGTTATTTATTTTTGTTAAATTACCTTTGTGAAATATGTGTTTAAATTTATTTTTGTTTAAATCATAATCATCTTCGGGAGGAGAATTAACATATAACCATACAGACCAAGTAAATTCAATACCATTATCTTCATTTACTGATCTTAATATTGTTACTGAATCATCTTCGTTAGGATTCTGGTTAATTGTTATTTTTTTATTTCCAGGAACCATACCATTTATTAAATATGGGTTTTTTTTTGGAGAATGAAAATAAATAATTAAACTACTCCCAAGGTACATTAATAATATAAAAATAAAAACTAATAAAATTATTGTAGCAATTTTTATTAAAATTTCTGTTTTTTCTTCATTTAATTCCACATTAAATATATTTGCCATTATATATATATATTATAATATCAAAAATATTAATCACTTCCTAAATTAAAACTTGTTATTTTTTCACCGCTTTTTTTAAATGTAAAATTAATTTGATAACCACTTAATAAACTAGCAAGAAAACCTAATAGTCCAACATTTTTATATCCTTCTTTATATATACTCCACGCCTCCCTTGGTGCTACTTTTCTTGTTAAATATTGAATATTTGAAATTTTCATAACAATTTTATCATTCGGTTCAATATTTTTGAAAAACATGAATTTGCATTGTTCTTCATTAATATTTTCATTCGGTATTGAATCTAAAACAATTGTTTCTTCTAATTTACCATCTAAATATATATCTAAATTCCTTGTTTCTACTGTCATTATAACATTTAACCATTTTTGTAAAAGAACATTTTCTAATCTTAGCCTTTCCTGTAAAGATTTTGATTTTAATGTATTTAATTTAAATACTAAATCATTTTTATTATTATCAGCTGAAATTTCAAATAAATTATTACTTTCTGAAAAATCACCACCTGTATAATCTTTATTTATAATACTATAACCTGATTTACCTAATGCCGAACCATATCTTTCAATATAAATCCAAAATGAAATTGTGAAATCAGTAATTCCAGGTTTTTTTGGAATATCATCTTTTACAGTTTTATTTTCTTCTGTTATATTTTCACTTTCTAAAACACTACTTTTTATAATTTTCCTATCACTAAATAAATATGTTAAAATTATATATAAAAGTAATAAAACAATAACACCAACTACAATATATATCATATATAATTTATATATATTAAATTATTGGAGGATTTTTATTTTTAAAATTATTATAAATTAAATCTATTTTTGTTTTTGAAATTGTATCAGAAAAGTATATTACATTACAAATACCACCACTAATCCCATTTTCTTCTCCTGTTTGAAATACATTCATGTCTGATGTTACTAATATATTTTTTTTCGCTAAAGATAATTTAGAATTTAAAAAAATATCAACGAATCCATTTGAAAAAAAATTTAATATTAAATTATTCCATTTTTGTAGTTTTAATATATTTGTTGGTAAAAAATAAACTTTATCAACATTGTCAGTATTTTTTATTATTATTTTTATTTTATTTTCAAAGCAATTATATAAAATATGTGGTCTGTCTGAAAAATTATAAATGGTACAATATTTAGATGCACTTTCGCTTTTATTTGCCGATTGTTCGTGAATAAAAAACCAACATGAAATACTGAAATTATAATTTACATTTTCAATATCTAATTTGGGATAATTATCTAGTATAAATTCATTATCTAAATTTTTACTTTCATTTATTAAAACTTTTGTTTTCAAATATGATTTTTTATTTTTTACATCAACTTTATCAATATTTTTTGATAATTCATAAACATTTACTAATTTATATAAATCATTATATAAAAAGCCCCAAACTTCTTCAGGTGTTAAAAAATATTTTGAATCACCGTTTTCTTTGTAATTTTTAATTTTATTGTCAATTGTTTCACTAAATAAAATATTTTTATTTGATAAAATTTCTTTTTTTAATTTTTTTAAATATAATTTACTTAGTGTAATTTTATTATTTTTTATATATTCTATTAATTTTTTTTTATTATTATATATTTTCTCTCCTAGTATTTGTTCAATATTAATTCCTAATAAATTTTTAGAGTTAAAAACATTTGATATTATTGGTATATCATTATTGTTTTTAATTTGTTTAAACTTTGTTTTTATTGAAACAATTTTATTGTTATATTTTTCTTTTATATTTTGCTTATAATCAATATTATATATTTCTTTTTTAAAAATATCTTTTGTATAATAATAATTAAAAATTATCTTTAATAAAAAATATAATAATGTTATTAAAATTATACTTGAATATAGTTTATATTTTTTACAAATTGTAAAAATATCTTTAAAAAATAAAAATAAAGTAAAAAAAATATTATAAATATATTTAATTAAAGAAAGAAAACTACTAAATATACTTTTTAATTTATTTTGAATATAATCACTATTTGTAATATCATTAAATTTAACATCTTTAAATCCAAAATAATAACTGATTGAAATAATGAAAATAATTATAAAGGATAATAACCATACATAAGGTTTGCTATTTGCAAGTTTTAATATTGAAAAACTTAAACCAATAATTACAAAACTAAAAATTAAAAAATATTTTAATACAAATTTTACTATTGGATATATCCAAATAAAAAATTCAATTATATTACCTATAAAATCATCTTTACTTGTTGGTTTTGTTTTTAAATTATTTTTAAAATTTTCTTGATTATAAAATATAAAAGACATTACAAAAGCAAAAAAAATTCCTAAAAAAATCCAAAAATTTATAAAGCCGGATTTATTTTTTTTATAAAAATCAATAAAAAAATTTTTAATATAAATAAATAGCGAATTATTATCTGATTTTATAAAAGTATTTTTATTTGTTTCATTTTTGCTAAAAATATATTTTGTATCATTCTTCATAATAATATATAAAAATACTTTTATTTACAACCATATTTGTCTTCTTCACTATATGTATTTGATTCTTGTTTATACATACAAAATTTATTAAAAGCCGATTGCGATAAAATATTACTTCCATCCGTATCACTACAAATTAAATAATTTCTATCAATATCAAATAATGTATTATCAAATACTTGCATTTTATCATTATATTTCTTTACTTTAAATGTTTTATAACTTTTATTATTATTATTAAAGCCATCATTTTGTAATTCAACCAAATCTCCTTCTATTAAATCATTATATCTTCTATTTACAATACAAACAGACCCAATTAATGGGTTTTTATTATTTGATAAATCTAAAATCATTAATTCATTATTTGTTTTATTTTCATAATCTATATTTTTTTTTTTATTAGTTGATTTTATAATATCTGTATCAATTTTCAAATTATAATTTAAATAAGACGTTGTTATAAATAAATTTCTATTTATTTGTTTATCACTTTTAACTCTAATATATTTATTATTATCATTTTCATCCAAATATTCATTCATTATTTCTATTCGAGCATTCTTTATATTACCATTTGAATTTATATTACCATTTAAATATCTACATTTAATATAATCAAATTTTGTATAGTAATCAGTAATTGATTTTTCTTCTTTTAAATTAAAAAAATTAAATAAGTTATTAACTAAAATATCAAAATAATAATATTTTTTTAATTTGAATAAAATTCTAGAATCATTAAAAGAAAATATTTTATTTTCTACTCCATTTATTTTTTGTAGTTTATCAGTTATAAATTTTTTACTATTGTAAAGTACTTTTTTAATTGTGTAATAATTATAGCTACAATCTTTTCCTTCCTCTGTTAATTCATCTTCATAACAATTTTTTATATAAATACCATCCCCTTCTTTAATTCTTGTTTCGATTGTTGATTTAATTAAAACAGGATCAGTTAAAATATTTTTTTCATTTTTAAAAATATAATTATTTCCAAGTCTAACTTTATCTTTAATACATAAATTAAATAGAGAAGGATTTAATGAACATACTTTACCATTATTAGTAATATAATTATTATCATTTTCATTTATCCATTTTTCTCTTTCAAATTCAGAAATTCCAAAATTAAAAATATGTTTTATATTATATTTATCAAAATAATTATGAGTCAATATTTTGCTATCACTAAAATATGAATTTAATAATTTAAAAAATATATAAACCCACAAAAATATTATTAATATTGATATTAAAATAAATGATATATATTTATTACTAAAAAATGATTGAATATTAATTAAAATATTAAATATTTTTTCATTTAAATTTGTTTTTAAATAATTTTTATTTAATTTATTTGAAACATTATTTTTAGTATTATTAATTTTAATTAACATACTATTTAATCCTTTTGTAAATATTAAAAATATAATTAAAAAAATAACTAAAAAAAAGAAAACCTTTGATATATTTTTAAATAAAATATTAAATTTAATTTCATCCATATATAATTAATTAGAAAACATATTTTGATAAAGTTTTTTCCCCGTGGCATTCTCTGCAAAGTGCTTCTAAATTTGTTATATGGTTTGTTCCACCTTTTCCAAGTTCAATAATATGATCAACTTCAAATGTTGCTGTTAATTGGTTATTACATTTTTTACATTTCCAATTTTGTGTTGACGCTACATATTTTTTTTTTGTTTCACTTACTGATCTTTTATTTGAATTTGAACCTGAATTTAACATTCTTCTTATTTGTGGTGTATTATTTGAGTGTGATGATGAAAAATCCAATACAGGACCAATAAAAGTTTTTGCTGTTTTATTTATAGGCATATATTTTATAAATTTATTTGCATAAGCCAATAAATTTTTACTTTGTTGTGGATTTCTTCTAACTAATAAAAAAAGTGTTAAACCTATAAATCCTATACTAAACATTTGAAAATATTTTTTATTTAAATGAAAAACATTTGTATAATAATTGTCATAATATGTATTTATTATGAAAAAAAATGTTAAAATTATTATAATTAAACTTATTTTCATATATATTATAAAAAGTTAATAAAAATTAAAATAAATAAAATTAAAATAAATAATGATGAATACATTGTTTTTTTTATTAAATTTTTTTTAGGTGGTGGTTTATATTTTTTATAATAATTTTTTAAAAAAGTTTCAAATGTATTTTGTTTTTCTCCCATATCTTTGTTTAGTTTATTAATCATTAAATATACCCATTTAATAAATGATTCCCTTGAATCTAAATAAGGCGTGAGTGGTTGAAATTCTAAAAAATCTAATAAATTAGGACCCAATGGATAATGTGGGAAAAATACAGGTAAATTTTGTATTAAATTATAATATTTTTTTTTACTTACATCATTTGGATATTTTGGATAATATAAAGAAATTGTTATAATTATAAATTTAAAATAATTAAACCATATTTTAGAATTTAACTCCATTTATATAATATTTTTTTATTAAAAAAAAATATTTATTTTAATAAATTTAATTTATTTTTTTTAATAAATATACATAAAAAAAATATTTCATATTAAATTAATTAATGAAAAAAAATAAAAATTTTAGTGTAGGTTTTATTGTTTATACAATAATAAATAAAGAAAAAAAATTTTTATGTATTTGTAGAAGAAATAGTCTAACATATATGGCATTTTTAATGGGAAACTATAATTTTAAAAATATTAATTATATTAAAAATTTAATTAATTTAATGACAATTAAAGAAAAAGAAAATATAATAACAAAAAACTTTGATGAATTATGGTTAAATTTATGGAATAATGTAAATAATAGATGTTATTTATTTGAAAAAAATAAATTTTTAAAATTAAAAAAAATATATAATTTAAAAAAAATTGTTAATGAAAGCACAACAAAATGGACAACACCTGAATGGGGGTTTCCTAAAGGGAGAAAAGAAAAAAATGAAACTAATAAAGAATGTGGTTTAAGAGAATTATTTGAAGAAACAGGATATAAAAAATCTTATTTAGCAATTTTTGAAAATGTATTACCAATTAATGAATATATTATAGGTTCTAATAAAAAAATATATAAACATAAATATTATTTTGCATATATGAAACCTAATTATATTAATAATTATAAAATTCAAGAGCTAGAAGTAAGTAAATTAAAATGGTTCACAATTAAAGAAGCACAACAAAATTTTAGAAAATATAATAGTAATAAAATTAAAATATTAAAAAACATTGAGATTTTTTTAAATAAATATAAAACTATAATATAATAATGACATCAAATTTTAGTGAAAAACATTTTGGAGATTCAAAATATATTAATTCTTTAAAAAAGAAAGAAAAAAAAAATATTGATTTTTTTTTAGAAAATAAAAAAGAAAATAATTTATATCCACATTTAAATGATAATAAATTTAATAAAATTATATTTTTAAAAAAAGAATTTAATGATAATAAATATAAAAAAAAAGATAAAAGTAATTATAAAAAAAAAAATTTAATAAAATTATCAAATGATTTATGTAAAAAAAAAGAATTTGAATTAGACCCACATCAATTATTTGTTAAAAATTTTATATCAATTAATACACCATATAACGGTTTATTATTATATCATGGATTAGGAACAGGTAAAACATGTTCTGCTATAACAATATGTGAAGAAATGAGAAAATACTATAATTTAATGGGTCAAAATAATAAAATTAAAATTATATGTTCAAAATCTTTGCAAGAAAATTTTAAAATGCAGTTATTTAATCCGGAGAAATTAGAAAATATAAATGGCTATTGGAATATTAAATCGTGTGTTGGTAATTCACTTATTAAAGAAGTTAATCCAATAAATATAAGAAATTTATCAAAAGAAAAAGTTACCAAATATATTCAAAATATTATTAAAAAAAATTATAATTTTTATGGTTATATTGAATTTAAAAATAGAATGTTTGATATTATAAAAAAAGACATTAATCCAAAAGATAGTGCAAAAACGAGAGAAAAAAAAGAAATTTATAATATTAAAAAATATTTTTCAAACACAACAATTGTCATAGACGAAATCCATAATTTAAGAGTTATAAGAAAATCTAAACAACTAAATTTAAATTTCAAAGGTAATAAAAAAAAAATCAATGAACAAAAAAAAATAGATAAAGAATCGTCTTTATATATAAAAAAATTAGTTACCTATGCTATTAATACAAAATTATTAATTTTATCTGCTACACCTATGTTTAATAAAAAAGAAGAAATTGTCTGGTTATTAAATTTATTAAATTTAAATGACGGTCGTTACCCAATTGAAAACAATGATATTTTTAATGATGATAATGAATTAACAGAAGAAGGAAGAGAATTATTAATTCATAAATCAAGAGGATACATTACAAATATAAAAGGTAATAATCCTTTTACATTTCCTCATAAAATTTTTCCTAATATGAATAATAATAAATATTCATTATATACTAAATTTAAACAAGGATGGACGTATCCAACAAAACAAATTAATAATATGAATATTATAGTTCCTAAAAATAAAGAAGATATTAATTATGACCTTATTCTTTTAAAAATTTCAAGAAATCAAAATATAGCATATAATAACTATTTAAAAAAATTATTTCAAAACAATAAATCAAGATTTAATAGTAAAAAAATAGATATCAATCTTTTAGGAACTACAAGACAAATTTTAAATATAGTATATCCTGTATCAAAAAATGAATATTTATTTGGTATAAAAGGAATAGATGCTATATTAGATAAAAAACAATCAAATAATAGAATGTCATACATTTATAAAAAAGGCGTTGAACATATTTTTTCTTATAAAAATATTAAAAACTATAGTAGTAAAATTAAAAATATTTTAGATAATATAAAATATTCCCAGGGTATAATACTTATTTATTCACAATATATTGAAGGCGGGTGTTTACCAATGGCTTTGGCTTTGGAAGAAGTCGGGTTTGAACCATATTCTTCTGAAAAAAATAATATTACAGGTAGAAAATTATTTAGTAAAGAAGCAAAAGTTAAATGGAAATTAGAAAATAATAAAACTCCAAAATATGTTATGATAACTGGTAGAAAATCATTAACTGGATCAGAAAAGCAAATTAAAAATATAATGAATATAATTACAGATAAAAATAATAAAAATGGTGATGAAATAAAAGTCGTTATAATCTCTTCAAAAGGTTCAGAAGGATTAGATTTTAAAAATATTAGACAAGTTCATATTTTAGAACCTTGGTTTAATTTTAATAGATTAGAACAAACAATCGGAAGAGCTGTTAGAAAATTGAGTCATTGTTTTTTACCATATGAAAAAAGAAATGTAGAAATTTTTATGTATGCTAGTTTATTGTTAGATGATAAAAAAAAAGAATCCGCTGATATGTATTTATATAGATTATCTAAAAAAAAATCTAAAGAAATTGGGGAAATCAATAGAATATTAAAAATAAATGCCGTGGATTGTTTATTAAATAAAAATGCAAATATACACAAAAATAGTAAAATAGAACAAGTATTATCTTCTAATTATTACAAAAAAAAAAAAAAAATTATATATAATACTAAAAACATTGATTATAGTGAAGATTGTGATTATATGTCTTGTGATTATAAATGCCTTCCTGATGAAAATATTGATGAAACAAATATTAATAATAAAACATACAACTTAATACACATTAACAATAGTAAAAATAGCATTTTAAAAAGAATTAAAATGTTTTTTAAAGAAAAATATGTTTATAATAAAAATGAATTAATTTTATTATTACAAGGTAATAACAATTCATTTTCAAAAGAAGAAATTTATTTTGTTTTAAATAATTTAATAGAAGAAAAAACTATTTTATTCGATATGACCGATACACAAGGCTATTTAATAAATATTGAAGATGATTATTATTTTCAGCCATTATATATTGATAATAAAAATACATCGTATTATAATAGAAGTAATCCTATTTTAAAAAAAACAAAAAAAGTTTCATTTAAATTACCAAAAACAAATGTTAAACCTGAAAAGAAAAAAAGAATTATAAATCCAAATATAAAAGATGTTAATAAATTAAAAATAAATAAGCATATTAATTTAGATATCCTTTTTAGTCATTTAATTACTGATTTTAATATGTTAATAAAAGAACAAAACCAACAAAAAAAAGATTGGATTTCAATTGCATCTAGAGTTTTAAATAATGTTTTTTCAAATGAAAAAATAAATAAAAAAAACCAAAAAATATATTATTATTTGACTTTACAACATCCATTATATTTATTAACTTTAAGAAAAAAAATATATTTATTAAATCATTATAAATCATACAAACCTAGTATAAATAATACAAGTTCTTGGAAAATAGTTAGAGAAGCAATTGAAATGTTCTTTAATCAATTCATATTAAAAATTGGAAATAATAAAATTTGTATTTTAAATGATAATGAAACTAAAATAATAAAAAAAATAGTAGATGGTAATTATGCAAATATTATTAATTATCATAATATTTTCATATTAAAAAAAGGGAAAAATGAGTGGAAAATAACTGATGAATATGATGATATTAATAATGAAATTGAAACTGAATATTTTAAAAAACATAATTTAGATTTTAGGAACTTAAATCAAATATTTGGATTTTTTAGACCTTCACTTAAAACTAAAGAATTTACATTTTACTATAAAACAAAAGATGATAAAAAAAAATATGATCCAATGCATCAAACAATACCAAAAAACGAATTAATTAATTTATTTAATGAAATTGATGATAAATATTTACCAGCTAATAAAAAAAGAGGTAAAATTATAATAAAAAAAAATAAAAAAATAATTAAATATTCTTCATTGGAATTAGTTGTTGAACTTGAAATTAAATTATTATATTTAAATTATAAAGAAAAAAAAAAATATTTTTTAAACCCGTATGAAGATTATATCTTTTATAAAAAATTTTAATATAAAAAATATTATATTAATAAATTGATTTAATTAATATATAATATTTTTATATTATAAAAAAATGAATATAAATAATATTAAAAATAAAGCAGTTAACACATTAAATCAACAAAATGAAAAAGAAGAAAAAATAGAAAATGATATTGATAGTAAATCACTTAAAACATTAAATGAAACAAATGTAGCGGGTAAAAAAGATAGTGATAGTGATAGTGATAACATTAATTCTAGTAATAACAGTGATTCTAGTGGTGAAGATAGCGATAGCGAAGAAGATGATAGCGATGATAAAAATAAAGATGGCGAAAATAGCGATAGCGATAGCGATAGTGAAGAAGACGATGATAAAAATAAAGATGGCGAAAATAGCGATAGCGATAGCG